AAGATATATTGCACAGCGTGCCGGTATCGGAATTAACTCAGGCCGCATACGAGGAATTAATTCACGCATACGAGGTGGTGAAGTTCAGCACACTGGTGTAATACCATTTCTTAAAAAGTTTGAGGCAACAGTCAAATGTTGTACACAGAATGGCGTAAGAGGTGGCAGTGCAACCGTACATTTCCCAATATGGCACCAAGAAATATCAGATATATTAGTTCTTAAAAACAATAAAGGTTCAGAAGATAATAGAGTAAGAAAATTAGATTACTCAATTCAATTATCTAAATTATTTTATCAAAGATTTATTAATGATGAACAAATAACATTATTTTCACCACATGATGTACCTGAATTATATGATACATGGGGTACAGATAAGTTTGATAAACTATATGAAGAATATGAAAAGAAAACTTCTATTAAAAAGAAAAAGATATCAGCACAAGAATTAATACAAAGTTTATTAAAAGAACGTGCAGAAACAGGCCGTATCTATATTATGAATATAGACCATTGCAATACACATTCATCATTTAAAGATACAATTACAATGTCAAACCTTTGCCAAGAGATTACATTACCTACTAAACCATTACAACATATAGATGGTGATGGAGAGATTGCATTATGTATATTATCAGCAATCAATTTAGGTATATTAAGAGATTATGAAGAATTAGAACAGTTATGTGATTTATCAGTAAGATCGTTAGATGAAATTATAGATCACCAAGAATATCCAGTTAAAGCCGCAGAAGTATCAACTAAGGCCAGAAGAAGTTTAGGCATAGGGTATATTGGTCTAGCACACTATCTAGCAAAAAACAAATTAATGTACCATGAAAAAGGTGCGTGGAAATTAGTAGATGAATTAACAGAAGCATTCCAATACTATCTTTTAAAAGCAAGCAATACACTTGCAAAAGAAAAAGGTAAGTGTGAATACTTTAATAGAACAAAATATTCTGATGGTATCTTACCAATTGATACCTACAAAAAAGAGGTGGATGAAATAGTAACCAGAAAACTATCATTTAATTGGGAGAAATTGAGGAAGGATATTGTTGAGCATGGCCTTCGACATAGCACACTCTCAGCTCAAATGCCATCAGAATCTTCAAGTGTTGTATCTAATGAAACAAATGGTATAGAACCACCTAGAGATTACTTGTCAGTTAAAAAGTCTAAGAAAGGTCCATTAAAACAAGTAGTACCTAATTATAATCAATTAAAGAATTTTTATACCTTACTTTGGGATATGAAATCAAATGAAGGATATATAAATGTAGTAGCAGTGATGCAGAAGTATTTTGATCAGGCAATTAGCGGCAACTGGTCATATAATCCTGAAAATTACGACACAGGACAGGTACCTTTATCAGTAATGATAAATGACCTATTAACCACGTATAAGTATGGTTGGAAGACTTCCTATTATCAAAATACTTATGATGGTAAGAAAGATGAAGATGAACCGGCACATCCAATAGGATTTAAGGATAACGTTCCAGAAACGGTACCTTCAATTGATGATGATGATTGCGAATCTTGTAAAATATAATGGAGAAAAATGAGTAGATCAGTATTTAATAAAGCAAAAGGTTTAGATTTTACCAAAGCACAAATGTTTTTTGGTGACGATTTGGCCGTTCAAAGGTATGATACATTTAAGTATCCTATTTTTGATAAGTTAACACAACAACAGTTAGGTTTCTTTTGGAGACCTGAGGAAATATCATTACAAAAAGATCGTAATGATTACCAAGAACTAAGACCAGAACAGAAAAATATTTTTACATCTAATTTAAAATATCAAACAATGTTAGATAGCGTACAAGGACGCGGACCTTGTTTGGCATTTTTACCGTTTTGTTCTTTACCAGAATTAGAAGGTTGTATTGTAACATGGGATTTTATGGAGACAATACATAGTCGTTCATATACTTACATTGTAAAAAATTTATATGCAAATCCAGGTGAAATTTTTGATACGATTATCGAAGATAAGAAAATTGAAGAACGTGCAGAATCAGTAACCAAGTGTTATGATGACTTAATAGAAATGGGTTACAAGTATCAATTGACACCAGATAAAGTTGACATGTATGAATTAAAGAAAAGATTGTGGAAGGCATTGATCACAGTAAACATATTAGAAGGATTAAGATTTTATGTATCGTTTGCTTGTAGTTTTGCTTTTGGTGAATTAAAACTATTAGAAGGTTCAGCAAAGATAATCTCATTGATTGCAAGAGATGAAAGTCAACATCTAGCAGTATCACAAAGAATTATTAATAATTATAAAGAAGTTGAAAATGATAAAGTAATGTTAAAGATTATAAAAGATACAGATGCAGAAGTTTATAAAATGTATGATGACGCTGTTAAGTCAGAAAAACAATGGGCAACTTATTTGTTCTCACAAGGTTCTATGATAGGTTTATCTGAAAAATTATTACATCAATTTGTAGAATACACAGCAAATCGTAGAATGAAAGCAATTGGTTTAGAACCTAGATATGATACTAAGATAAATCCATTACCGTGGGTTGATCACTGGTTAAATAGTAAATCAATGCAAAATGCACCACAAGAAACAGAAATAGAAAGTTATGTTATTGGCGGTATTAAACAAGATGTAACAAAGGATCAATTTAAAAAGTTTAAATTATAAAAAAGGAAATATGGTTAAAAAAATATTAATAATGGGATTACCTGGTTCAGGAAAAAGTTATCTAGCGGACAAATTAGTATCAAAAATTGACGCTGTTTGGCTAAATGCAGATAGAGTTAGAGAAGAAGCTAACGATTGGGATTTTTCAATTGAAGGAAGACAAAGACAAGCTAAACGTATGAAAGATTTGGCTCAATCAGCACTTAATCAAAATAAAAATGTTGTAGCTGATTTTGTATGTCCAACAGAAAAAACTAGAAAAGATTTTGATGCCGATTATACAGTATGGGTGGATACAATAAAAGAAGGTCGTTTTGAAGATACTAATAAAGTATTTGAAAAACCTAATGAATATGATTTTAGAGTTCCTACTCAAAATGCTGAATTATGGTCTATAAGAATAGCTGATGAAATAATTCCTTACACATGGGATAATCGTAAACCAACAGCACAAATGTTAGGCAGATGGCAACCATGGCATGAAGGACACCAAACATTATTTGAAGAAATAATTAAAAAAACAGGACAAGTTAATATACAAGTTAGAGATGTACAAGGTGTTGGTGATAATCCTTTTGATTTTGAAACTGTCAAAAGTAATATAGAACAAGCTTTAATTACTTATAAAAATAGAATTAAAATAACATTAGTTCCTAATATAACAAATATATGTTATGGTAGAGGTGTAGGATATAAAATAGAAGAAATAATTTTATCAGAAAATATACAAAAAATATCTGCTACCGAAATAAGAAAAAAAATGAGAGAAGAAGGTAAACTTTAATGATCACTAAGCTTACAAAAAATTGTCCTCATTGTGAAACTAAATATATAGTAGCGTGGGATAATGATAAGTACGAAATGAATCCAATAACATGTCCGTTTTGTAGCCACGAAATAGATGAGGACGTAAGTGAAAAAGATAACGATAGTTGGGATTGATTTTAGTTTAAATTCTCCCGCCATATGTGTTAGTGATGGTAGTTTTAAGTTTGAAGATTGTTATTTTTACTATTTAACCAGTAAGAAAAAACATATTGGTAATATGATGAAGAACATACTAGGTACCGAACATACAGAGTACACTAATCCTATAGAACGATTTGCCAATCTATCCACTTGGGCATTATCTATCATAAACAAATTAGAGAATCCACAAATTTTTATAGAAGGTTATTCATTTGGAAGTAAAGGTCAAGCAGTATTTCAAATAGCAGAGAACGGTGGTATATTAAAATATAGATTGAAACAATATGATTATAAGATATTAGTACCAAGTGTTATTAAGAAATTTGCTACAGGCAAAGGTAACGCAGATAAACAAAAGATGTATGAACAGTTTACTACCGATACTGATACAAACATGATGAAAATATTTGATATACCTACATTAAACAATCCAGTAACAGATATAATAGATGCTTATTATATTGCAAAGGCTGGCCATAGTAAATTATGATAAATGTTTGTTGTGTATTCTACGGTAACAAATACACTAGTGATTACGTTCAAAACTTATATAATATGGTAAAAAAGCACTTGACTGTACCTCATAAGTTTTATTGTTTTACGGATCATACTAATATGTTTGATCATGTTTATGGAGATATCATTTATAAAGACTTACCATTAAAAGGTTATAAGGGTTGGTGGAATAAACTACAACTATTTAATACTGATATTGAACTTCAAGGTGTAAACCTATACTTTGATATAGATATAGTTATTACTAAAAACATTGATTGTTTTGCTACTTATGGAGACGACAAATCTTTTTGTATAATTAGTGATTTTGAACCAAAATTTAAAGAATACAATTCAAGTATAATGAAATGGAATAATGATACGGCCTCTATTATATGGAAAAAATATATAGAATGGCAAGATCATTATAATAATTTTCATAACGATCAACAAGTTATTACAGATATAATACATGATAAAGATATATTAAAAATATATCCAGACGAATGGTCATTTTCATACAAATGGTATAGTAGAGAAAAACCTAGATTTGATATTTCAGAACAAACTTATGAGGAAGATAAGAACGCAAAGATTGCCGTCTTTCATGGCAAACCAGACCCACACGAATCAAAACAAGAATGGGTTAAAAAACATTGGAGATAATTCGTTCATTACCTTCATTAGAACAAAACGTGAACAATTATAATAATAAGTCATTGATTATAAACACCTATTTCTTTTAAAAAACGTAAAATAACGCTTGTATTGTGTATTTTAGTATGTTATTATATACGTATAAATTGAAACAAAGGACTATAATATGAAAACTAAAGATTACGCAGTAGAAGTTGCAGAAACAAAAGCAGACGCTATTAAAGAGTTATTACTTAATAATGAAATATCTCAAGCTGAGGCAGCAGATATGTTAAGTAAAATTCAAAACATAGAATTAATTACAAATATGGATTATGATGATATTGCCTATGAGTGGATAATGGAAAGTAGAGGTTAATTATGATATACTATAATAAAAATGATTTAGGTAAAAGTGTTTACAGAGTTGTACAAGATTATGTTGTACAAGTTGCTTATTATGTTAAAGCTAAAAGTGCTGACGAAGCTAGAGATATTGCTTTAGATTTTGGTGGTATTAATAGTGATAATGTAAGAGACATGATTAAACAAGATTCAGATCAATTAGAATTAGATTGGTATGATACTGGTTTTGATGATCAAACCGAAGAACATCTTGGTATAATTATCAATGATGAAAACGATCAAGATGAAGTTATGCTTGACAAATATGCAGAAGCAGTGTAGTATAATATTAACAACAAGGAGACTATATAATGACAAACATTGAATTAATACAAATAGATATAATCAATCAAATAATTGCTAGTATTGACCATGGTGATTTAGAATCAGCAAGAGATACAGCTATTAGATTCAGAGATACATTACAAGAAGATGTGGATAAAGCAGAATCGGATATTGATATACAATTACAATTAGAAAACGAAAGTAAATTTGGTAAATAATGAAACAACATTGGTTTAGAATTACATTTGAATCAAAAATAGTAGATGATAATGGCACTACAGAATTTACTGTTAAAGCTAAAAATTATGCAGAGGCCGAAAAGAAAGCATTATCACGATTTAATAAAAAAGAAACTTTAAATTGTATAATAGTTATTGAGAAGTTAAATAAGGAGAACAAACATGTGCGATAGAACTATAAAAATTAGAAAAGGATCATTATTAGATGTTAATTCTAATACAAATTCAATAGAGTTTACAGTAAAAGGTATTAATACAAAAGCTTTTGGTAGACATATTGATAATTTACCACCTGATGTTAAAAATCAAAGGGAATGGGTTAAAAAAGAAGCAGAAACAAATGTTAACGAATAAACAAAGATTAGAACTAGCCATGACACAATACCGTAAATGGTTAAAGTCATTAGGTTTAAAGTTAAATAAAAAAGGTAGAGTAATCAGTAATCATAAAGGCTTTGATATACCAGATTACAAAACAAAAGAATCTATACCTACAAGTGATAGAGTTGTTGGTGATACATTTAAAAGAACTTATGCAACAAAGTTACCTGCTGGTAAAACGATAGGCATCGCTTACAATAAAGGGGCATATCAAGTTATAGATAGTACAGATTTTAAAACAATGGGAAGAAAGATATAATGACAAATAAAGACTTATTTAAAAACGTAGATAAGAAAAAAAGAAGCAAAGAAATTGATGGATACTATTTTGATGGTAAAAAATCATATACTTTATATAAAAATGAAGATGGTGAAATATCATACAAAATAAACAAACAAAAGAAAGGAAAAAAGAAATGATCTGGTTTATGTTTATACTAGGATTAATAGTTGGAGTGTGGTTAGGATGGAAATACGAACACGTGGTAAATGATTTTATTGAGTCTTGGAAAAGCTATTAATATCAATAACTTGAAGTCATTGTTTTTAAATACTTATTTCTTTGATTTTAGGCTTGCAATTGACACAAAAAAGTATTACCTTATACAGTAAGACTAACTTAATTAAAAATATATATTATGATAACTTATGATAAAGACACTCTTTTTAAAGAGTTCAGAGACGCCAAAGAAAAAGATGTTGCTCTTTCAACAAAGAAAAAAATAGAAGATAAAGAAGTTGATATCTATACAAATAGAATACAATTTTTCAAAGATCATATTAAAAATAAATCTGTAAACCCTAGAACTTACGACAATTTAGATATTAATTTTGAAGAATTGTTAAAAGCTTATGAAAGTGAAAATCCTCGTGATTACTTTTATTATTCTGTATTTGGTAAATCATATCAACAGAAAATGTGGGAAGAAGAAGCTGAATTAGAAGATGAGAAACTTGCGAATATTTAGTTTAATTTTACTTTTGTTTGTTGTTAATCAGTGTGCTAATAATCGTAGTTACACTGGCGCCACTCTTGGTGCAGTAACTACGACAGCCGCTTGTTTACAATTTACAGATAATCCTATTGTTGCTGCTACGTGTGCTGTTGGCGGGGCTTTAGTCGGTGCTGATATAATGTATAAATCAGATTATGATGTTCATAACGCTGTATTTGTAGATCACCTAAACAAAGGTACTTCTTCATCTTACACAAATTGGCATAATGAAGCTACCAATAATTCAGGTAGTGTAAAGACATATTCAACATATATGGAAGGCCCGATTAAGTGTAAAGATTATGAATCAACTGTAGATATTACGAATCAATGGCCATTAATTGGTATTGGTGGTATTAATAGAAAAGTAGAGTTTGGAACTGCTTGTCAACAACCAGATGGAAGGTGGGTAGAAAAAGATGTCCTTAGACAAAGAACAAATTAATATATTAAAACAAAGAGAAAAAGAAATAGTTGAAGAAATAAATTTTTTTGATCACAATTTTCATGCTAGAAAAGCTTTAGAAGAAGAATTGTATGAAATAGTAGATACATTAAAAAAATTAGAGGTGCAAATTGAACAACAAGGGTAAACAACCAATAAGATTAGTATCAGAAAAGTCTATCATTAGATTCTGTATAGTTGTATTGGTAATATTATTATGTGGTATACTACAATTCAGAAGTTAACAATGAAATCATTAAATATAACAGGTAAATTTTTAAAACCTTATGCAATAGAGTTATTAGATACTTTATTGTATATATTAAAAGAATTATTCTTAACAATTAAATCATTACTGCCTAAAAAAAAATTAATATGGGATTGGAGAAAAGGTAGAGCAGAATTAAATTTCAAGAAATACTTTTTATATATTCTTTTATTTTATTTTCTTTTACATGTTTTTATTTCAAAAGTAAGAGCAAATGAAACTTTTATTATGCCTAAAGTTGAGATGACTGAAGAAGAAAAACAACATGATAATGCTTTATATCAAAAAGTTATTAAAGACATAGATGATTTAAATAATAAACAGACTTATGAATTAAGTAGAACTATTACACCTAAAGAAAGTGCTAATCAGAACTGTTATGTATCAGTAAAGATTACACAAGAAGGAGAAAGTGTTGTTAAAAAAGAAATTTTGGAGTGTGCTGACGGTAGAAAGGGTTTAATTACACCTGGCTACTGGGAAATGTTTGCACAATTCTATTATAAAGATGTATCGGCACCAGAATATTGCAGATACTATAGTAGACCAGATCACGCCTTTAAATCGTTCGGAAAGACGTGCCTAAACAAGAACGGTGAATGGAGAGTGCAATAATGTTTAAAAACATTATAATCGCCACTCTTATCTATATGCTAGTGTTTAACGTGTCTTTTAAAGACCTTTTTAAAACAATTAGAAAAGGACTTGACAAAACAGAACAGATAGTATATGATGTAAATAGGAGTGTGAAATAATATGATGATAAGACTAATGACGATCACAATACTTGGCATGTTGCTAGGTGCTTGTGCTAATACTGGCTTAAACCAGAACTATGAAATTAAAGCAGAAAAGGATAATACATTAACAGTTATCCCTGCTTGGTACGTTAATCAAATCAAACAAAAAGAAGTTTGTAACTTAAATTCTATTGAATCTAAAGGCACAGACAAACAATGTTTATTTGGTACAGGTACCGCTGTATCGCCAGACTTAAATCTCGCAATTGAGAAAGCAAAGATGTTAGCGAAAGCTGATATTGCTGACGTTATAAAAGGCGAAATGAATAAACAATCTAAACAGTTTATAACTGAATTAGGCAAAACCGAACAAAAGACTATAGTATCACAAGTAGAATCTACTTTAGTTAACGTAATACAAAATACACCTGTTAGAGGGTATGAAGTATTTGCTACAGAAGTATCAACTACAAATCAAGGTTACTATAGAGCATGGGTTGGTTTAAAACTTCCTTTAGGTGAATATAATAAGATGTATCACTACAATATTGAAGAAGTAGCGAACTCTTATAAACTAAAAGAAAAGGCCGATCTGGCGTTTAAAGAAACTGTTAAGAACGTTGAAAACAAAGCAAACTAATGAGTGATATATCTAACATTTTATTATATTCTAAGAATAATTGTGGATATTGTGTTAAGGCTAAGTTGTTATTAAATAATCTTGGCCTTACTTACACAGAAAAAAAGTTCGAAGATTTTGCTTCAACCGAAGCATTATATGAAGAAATAGGTAAAACTGTTAGATCAATGCCACAAATTAAAATAAATGGTCAACTTATTGGTGGTTATAATCAATTGGTTGAATATTTACACGATAAAGAATTAGTCAATTTTGAAGGTAAAATAATTAAATCAGATAATTAATGACAAAAAATCAAATAGAATATTATTGGCTAAAATGGTTGTTGCTTAGATGACCGATAATAATAAAGTAATTTTATTTCCAACAAATAGAATAGTTAATAAAGAAACAGCAAAAAAAGATCCTGTTGCTTCTGAAAAAGAAAGAATAAAACAAACAAAAGAATTTGTTGAAGGAAACGTAGATGAAATTGCTTTAATGGTATTAAGAAAATTTGTAGAAATGTCTATATTGACAGAGAAACCAGAATTTACAAAAGATTTGGCATTATTGGTAGATATAATGAGAGGTTTAATTTATAGAGATTTTGATGTTAAACATCCTGCTCAAAAATTATCTGATAAAATAGTTAATGTTAATACGAGCAGATTTGGCCCTATTGCATCAATAGATTATAGTTTAGTTATAGATGAAAAACATAAACCACATAAACCTTTTAGTAAAGATATTAAAGATGAGATTAAAAAAACAAATGATGGATGGACAGATTTTGAAGCAGATTTTGATACACCAGATGATTGGGAGAAATAGATTTATGGAAATTCTTAATAGAATCGCCTTCGCAGGTTGTAAAATAGCAATTGAAAAACAAGGAGAAAATATAATGTTAAAAACATTGAAAAGAGCATTTACACGTGGTAATGCTTCAAAAACACAAAAAGTACTTAACCTATTGTCATCTGGGAAACCAGTGTCATGGAAAACTTTGAGAGACAGATTTGATCTAGTATCTCCAAGAGCTATGATTGACAAATTAAGATTAGAAGGAAATATGATTTATATCAATAAAACTTCTACAGGTACTTCATATAGATTAGGAACACCATCTAAAGCAATTATTGCTGCTGGTATCAAAAAACTATATGGAAGATCGTTACAATCTTATAACGCTTAATTAGTGTTTTATAGAGGCGAGAAATATATAACGCTCGCCTCTATTACTATAACAAAATGATTTTAATAGACCTCAATCAAGTGTTAATATCAAACCTTATGGCACAGACCAGAGGTAAGGCTGAAAACATGCCTAATAAAGAAATGATTAGACACATGGTAATCAATTCATTGAGAGGTTTTAATTTAAAATTCAAAAAAGAATATGGCGATAAAATAGTTTTATGTGCTGACGCTGGAGATCCTTGGCGTAGAGATATATTTCCTAATTATAAACATGCTCGTAGAAAAGGTAGAGTAGATTCTGCCACAGATTGGGATAATATATTTAATGTAATTACAGAAATTAAAAACGAGATAGCAGAAAACTTTCCTTATGTTATGATGTATGTAGAAAAGGCTGAAGCTGATGATATTATAGCAGTACTTGTAAAACATACAAAAGAACCTATTATGATTATAAGTGGCGATAAAGATTTTATACAACTACAATCAAAACCTAATGTTAAACAATACAGTCCTATACAAAAGGTATTTGTTGGTGAAGGATTAGATCCTAATAATTTTTTACATGAACAGATTATAAAAGGAGACCGATCAGACGGTATACCTAATATATTAAGTCCAGATGATATCTTTTTAACAGGTGAGAAACAAAGACCTATTAATAAGAAACGACTTGAAGAATGGGCCAAAGTTAGTAATATACCTCTTGGCAGTGAAACCAGCAAATATTACGAGAGAAATAAGAGATTAATAGACCTTTCTTGCATACCAGAAGAACTAGAAAGAACTATTATAAATACCTATAAGAACTATAAAGTGCCTAGTAGGTCCAAACTTCTACCGTATTTTATAGAACACAAACTAAAATCGTTAATGAGCAACATTGGTGATTTTTAATATTCGAATATTGGAGTAAATAATTATGGCAGAAATAGAACAAGCTAGACATTCTAGCTTAATGAGTAAAAAAGGAATGGCAGCAACGGCTCGTACGGCCACAAATGCTAGACCATTAGCACACGAAATATTTACACAAGTAAATAACGCAAAAGACAAACCTTTAAAAATTGAAGTATTAAGAAAACACGACAGTCAAGGTTTAAGACAGATACTTAAAGCTGCTTTTGATCCTAAAATCGTTTTTGATGTACCTGAAGGAATTCCGCCATATATGGCAAATGAAGCTCCAGCAGGAACAGATCATACCTCTTTATTAGATGAAGTAAGAAAACTTTATCTTTTCATTAAAGGTGGAAGCACAATACCTAAAATTAAAAAAGAAACTCTTTTTATACAAATGCTAGAAGCATTACATAAAGATGACGCTGAAGTTTTAATTAATATCAAAGATAAAAAATTAAATCTAGTTTATAAAGGCTTAACTGAGAACGTAGTTAAAGAAGCTTTTAACTGGAATGACGATTTTTTACGTAAATAATCAATAATAGGGTGTTGTATATTTGCAACATCCTATTAAGTCATTGATTTTCATATCATATTTCTTTTTAAATAATCAAAATAACGCTTGTATTCATCAAGTTTAAATGTTATATTATACCTATATTAACAACTATAAAATATAATATGAAAACATTTGAAACATCCTTAATAGATAATTCTTTTGAAGATAAAATACAATCTAAATTAGACATACAAAAATTATTAAAAAAATTTAAAAATACATATTTTAAATATTCGTATTTTTCTAGTAAAGATAATAAAGAATATTTAGATTTTTTATATATTATAAAAGAAAGAATCATATACAAAACCAAATTTTCAGACATTGCTAAAAAATTAAATTGTAGTAAACACCATGTTTTATATTTTTATTATAAAAATTTAGAACTTTTAAAACAAACAAAAAATGATGTTGATTTTAATACAGAATATAAAAAAATGAAATACTGGCAAAATATAGAAAAAACATTAACAAAAACAACGAAAAGATAAATATATGAGAAAATACTTGATTTTTTTAATAGCACTAGGTTTACTAGTGTATGGTCTTTTAACTGTTTTTATGAACTCAGTTAAGGCTAATGAATATAATACTGCTGTTATAGGCCATGTTATTACACAAAAGGTATCTGGCCAACCAGTTGATGCTTCTAAATTAATGGAACAAGAAATGGCACGTGCAGCTCATTTGTTTGCAATTGATGCTATTAATATATTCCAAAAGTATTTGCCTACTATCTTAGATAAGATGTCGGCAGAATTAAGAGCTGAAGCAGATAAACAATATAAATGTAGCCTGTTAAAAGATACAAAAATACAGGACGATTGTAAATAGTGGTGGTATATGGAACAGATAACAAAACAGAAAGTTTTGACAATTAGAAAAAAACTTATGCCATTGTTATCTCTAAAAAACAAATATATAACCACATATAAAGATATAAAAAAATATTTCAAAATGTTAAATAAAGGTATCTTCGACAACAAATTACCACCATTCAACGACATACTAATTAAAGAACTTAAAAGACAGAATTGTTCAGGTCAAGTAGTTACTATTGACTGGAAAAGAAAAGGTACACAGATTATTGTATTGGAAATGGATAAACAATACGAAAGTAAAAAAGATTTCTTGGACACGTTAGCCCACGAAATGGTACATCTATATCAATTTACACATGTAAATGATACAGGTGCTCACAACAAACTATTTTATAGTTTTGAACCTAAACTTAAATACGTTGGTTTAAAGTTATAAACAAAAGAAAGATATATAATGACGCAAGTGATAACAAAAAAGTTCAAAGATGATTATCTTAAATCATCTATTTTTAATTCTATTAAAGCAATAGAAGATTTTACCAAAAATAAAAGACGAGGTGATCAGATCGTTTATTATGAAGGTAATTTTCAAGAAGATGTTTTAAATAATTTCTCTAATAAAGAATCAGAAGAAATATTTAATACTATGAAAAAATACTTGAACGATTACAGATTAATCTTTTTACAAAAGAAGATTAAACTTAATGATGTTAATGCTCAAGTTAGTGAATTGAATGAACCAAAACACTACTTTTCATACATTGTAAGTAAACGAATATTTTAATTATATAATTATATGAAAAGACCTTGTTATTGGTACATCAGATATAGACTGCCTAGAAAAATAAAATATTATTTTAGACAAGCAATGGCAATTATTGGTATTACATTAATTGGATTTGGTATAGGTACATTTTTTCCTAACTTTATATCACAACATAGTGTAGAAGAAAAGGCCATAGATAGAACTATGAAATGGGCAAAAGAAATTGGTTTTATGGAACCAAGAATAGAAACTCATAATGATGAGATTTTTATTAAAACTATGCAGAAATGTATCGCCTATTTAAATTTAGAGTTACATAAAGACGAACAAATACCTGATGAACTTATTATTGCACAAGCCATAATTGAAAGTAATGCAGGCACAAGTAGATTTGCCAGAGATGGAAATAATTTATTTGGTGTTAGAGTATGGAATAAAGACAAAGGTATGTTACCAGCAGGTTATAATGAAAACTTATCTTGGAGAGTTAAATCTTATCATAGTAAGTGTGCTTCAGTTCGTGATTATATCAAAATCTTAAATACTAAAGAAGCTTATGCTAGATTTAGAGAAATAAGAGCACAACAAAATAGATGGTGGGGCAGGGTTGATTCTATTGCTTTGGCAAAAGGTCTTGATAATTGGAGTACTACAAAAGACTACAATCAACAAGTTATAAATATAATTAGAAAAATAAGAGAAGAAGGAAAGGTGGTTATTAAAAGATGAACGATCTATTATTCTTCGTAATATCAGGCACTGTTATTGGTCTATCTTATTACCTTGGTTTTAAAAATGGCAATGATAAAAAAGTCAAGGAAGAAATAAGACAATTCTTACATGAAGTAACAGTATCTAAAATGACACATGATATTTTTATGCAACGAGCTAAAAATGAAACAAGATTATTTTTAAAAGCTCTAGGTGCAGAAGATATTGATGCTAGAAAAATTAGAACTCCAAAGTTACCAAAACCAGAGGAATTTGATTCTAGTAACAAATAATTAATATGTTGAATATATTACTATTTCTATCGGGTATTTCCGTATCTATTATAGGTGCTGGTTATTCTATTATAGGATTAGCCTCATTATTTGCAGGTGCTTATTGGGCAGTTGTAACAATGGGTATCACATTAGAGATAGCAAAATTAGTAACCGTATCATGGTTATATAGAAATTGGGAATCTAAATTATTACCAAACGCAATAAGATATTATTTGACATCTGCTATATTGATGTTAATGTTTATTACTTCAATAGGTATTTTTGGTTTTTTATCAAAGGCGCATTTAGATCAGGCCGCACCTAATACAGGTAATAGATTATTAGTTAAGAACATTGAAAGACAAATAGAATCAGAAAAGAAATCATTAGAAGGCGCTCAAAAAATTGTAGATCAATTAGACAGAGCATTAGATAAAGTAATTGATAGAGACGCAGATAAAGGACTTTCAGAAAGACAAAAACAACAGAATGAACGAAATAGAGTTAATAACGTTATAGCAAGTTCATCAAAGAAGATTACAGAACTATCAAATCAAAAACTTAAATTAGATAAAGACCAATTGGCCATAGATAAAGATATAGGGCCATTCAAATACGTTGCAGAATTAATATATGGCGATAGTATGGACGGCAACTTAGACAGAGCGGTTAGATTGGTTATTATATGCTTAATACTGGTGTTCGATCCGTTGGCAGTATTAATGTTAATAGCATTTAACGTATCTATTAGAGAAAAAGAACTTATTAATGGTATTGTTAAAAAACCTATTATAATAAAAGAACCTATAAAAGAATCGGATTTAGAAAGCAAAATAAGATCACATGCAATAAAAGAATTTATTGAAAAAGTAGATAAAAAAGAATCAAAAAAAGAACGTGAAAGAGATTACAAAGCATTAGTACAAAAAATAGGTGCTAAAGAATTGGAAGGTTTAAATCCAGATGAGATTAAAGTTAAATTAGATCAGATATACGACTGGAACGAGAACAGTAAAAAATAATATTGACAAAAATTCAATTAAATGATATTATGATATTATATTATGACAAAATTAAATCTTACAAATAAACTACAACAAAAACTTATAAAAAACGCATTTAGAGCTTGTGAAAAAGCAGAATCTAAATGGGCACAAAAATTTTGGTTTGGTATTTGGAAAAAATTATGTCAAAAATATAAAAAAGGTATACATTAATGGAAAATGATATAAAATCTTTCATGTCTAAAATAGAAATAGATAAACTTGTTGAACATATAAAATTATTACCTAAAAATTCCTTAATAGTAGAATGGGGAAGTGGTGGCACAACAATAGAATTATTAAAAAATCTTAGAAAAGATCAATCTATGATTTCAATTGAACATGACAAAACATGGTTTGATTTAGTATCAAACAAGACAAAACTTTTTAAAAATCATACGTATTTTCATAAACCAGAAACAAATTTAATTCGCACAATAGGCCATCCAGAAGAAGAAAATCCGGCAGAGTTAAAAGATTACATATTGCCAAATGAAACGATATTAAATGCTAACATGTTTATTATAGATGGTTTAGCTAGAGTAACAATAGCATTAATGTTATTAGCAAAAGCTAAAAGAAATTCGGTAATTTTTATACATGATTATGTTGGCAGAGAACAATATTATGATCTATTACCTAAACTTTTTAAAATAGAAAAATTGGAAGATTCTCATATAGGCAATCAAAGAACATTAACAAAGTTATATATAAAATGAATATATTTTATCTACATAAAGATCCTATTAAAGCGGCAGAAATGTCTTGTGATAAACATGTTTGTAAAATGATTATAGAATCAGCACAAATGTTGTCTACCGCACACAGAGTATTAGACGGTCAAGAATTTACAGATAAAACTGCAAACGGTCGTAGTATAAAAAGATGGCGACACCCAGATAAAGACTTAGATAAAATTTTATATAAAGCCAGTCATATTAAACATCCAAGCACACAGTGGGTAATGTATAACCTACACAACTATGTATGGTTATATAGACACATGATGGCATTACACAATCAATTTAAATTAAGATATAATAAATCTGAAGATCACATGACAATACAAAAACTAGGCAATGTATTAAAAGATGCACCTAAAAGATTGCCTGTAAGAGATCAAAAAGAACCTACACCAGCAATGCCAGATGAATGTAAAGTACCAGGCGATGCAGTGGCCAGTTACAGAAAATATTATATAATGAAGAAAAGAGATTTTGCTACATGGAAAAGTCCAGCAATAATGCCAGACTGGTATAAAAAAGGAATTGAAAATGCAAGATAATGATTCTAAAGAATTAAAAGAAGTTTACAATACTGTATTTCAGGAAGTTGCTAGACTTATATTGGTAGAAAAAAGACAAACACAGATAGTTGCCGCAACCTTATTAGCACAAGCATTAAGATTATACAAATCATCTTTAAATGATGCTGATTTTTTAAGAATGTTAAAATCAATACCTGAATCGGTTGATAATATAAGACCTTATGACGAATTTGAACCTAAAGATAAACAAACAATAAATTAATGAAAATAACAAGAAAAAGAAGTTTTGTAAAAGCACTAATATATAGAATTTGGATATTCACATGTACCTTTGTAATGTTATTATTAACAGGACAAAAATTTAAAGATGCGATATGGACAACAATAGGTTTTAATTTTGTTTTAACTTTTACATATTATAGTTATGATAGATTATGGCAGCATATTAAATGGGGTATAGAGAAATGAAAAAAATATTTTTAATTATTTTATTTTTTATAGAAAATGCTTATGGTAATAATACTTCTACAACTATGACGGTAAATGTTAAAGTAATTGAAAATTACGAAAAAAATAAAATTATTAATGCTAATTATTTAATAAATGAAAATAAAATAACTATTACTAATAATCAACCAATAGTTTTATTTTCTGAAAAAAATGGTACAACCACAACAAATATAATAAGAGAAATTGATTATAATTGTTGTTATTGTACACAAAAATATAGTGATGGCACCTATATAGATGAAGAAAAAAATTCTTACTTATTTGATAAAAGAACAAACAAGATAGCTATAAATTATTTAAATCAGAATACTGGTAAAGTTATATTTTGTCCAAAGATAAATATTAAGAAATAATATGCCAATATATAGCTTTGAAAATATTAAAACAGGTAAAGAATATACAGAACACTTGTCAATGTCTGAATTAGATGCCTATTTAAAAAAAAATAAAAATATAAGACAAATATTTACATCTCTAAATATTGTTGGTGGAGTATCTGGTTTAACTCATAAAACAGATAGTGGTTGGCAAGACAATCTACAACGTATTGCTGAAGCTCATCCTTCTTCTCCATTAGGTCAAAGATTTAAGAAAAAAGGTATTAAAGAAATTAGAACACAACAAGTTTTAGAAAAACATAAAAAAAGACAAAAGGATTTAAAAAAGAATGGCAAACGATAAAATACCAGATTACATGAAGGGGTTTGACCTTGCTCAAGATGATTGGGGATTTGAAACCACACCTACAGCAACTACAATACAACAACCTACTATAGATCCTAAAGTTATAGAAACCAGTGGTGCAGATATTACAAATATTAAAAAAGATATAACTTCAATTAATTTAATGATCAACGAGATCATGGATATATTAAATGAAGAAAACGCAAACAAAAATAAAGACGTTGATGTTGATGTACAACAAAGATTCAAAGATATAGAAAAAATTATATTACCTTTCTTATACAATTTAAGTAAGAGTAATGAACCATATATACATTGGCCAAATAGGGGTCCAATTATTAAAGCTCAGATAGAAAAAATATTAAAATTAACTAGAGGATAATAAATGAACATAGTACAATTAAGAGAACAATTAAAAATTGATGAAGGTGTTAAATATGAAATTTATAAAGACCATTTAGGTTACGATACATTTGGTATTGGTCATTTAGTAGTTAAAGAAGATGAAGAATTTGGTAAACCAGTTGGAACAAAAGTTAGTGAAGATAGAGTAAATGCGGTATTTACTAGAGACGTATTAAAAATGATATCAGAAGCAAAATTATTATTTCCAAAATTTGATACTCTACCAGAAGAAGCTCAACAAGTTATAACTAACATGATTTTTAATATGGGTAGACCAAGATTATCTAACTTTAAGAAGTTTATAACATATATTAACGAAAGTAAGTGGTTAGAAGCATCAAATGAAATGTTAAATAGTGCATGGGCCAAACAAGTTGGTAAAAGAGCACAGAGATTGAGTGATAGAATAAAGTCTATAAAATAGTACTTGACATCTAGTCTATATTATGTTATATTATTAAGATATGGTTAAAATAAATGATACGGCACCAAACTTTGTAGCTCACACTTCACAAGGTTTGATTGATTTTTATAGTTACACAAATAATAGTTGGGCAATACTATTCTCACATCCAAAAAACTTTACACCAGTATGTACTACTGAACTAGGTACATTACAAAAACTTTTACCTGAATTTGTAAAAAGAGATGTTAAAGTTATAGGTCTATCAGTTGATGCAATAGGCAATCACGAACAATGGTTAAATGACATACAAGAAACACAAGGCCAAAAACCAGAATACCCATTAATTGCAGACGAAGATAAAAAAGTATCAAGACTTTATGATATGATACACGAGAATGCTAGTGATACAATGACAGTTAGATCAGTATTCATTGTTGGGCCAGATAAAAAGATTAAATTGAAGTTAGAATACCCAGCAAGTGCAGGTAGAAATTTTAATGAAATTTTAAGAGTTATTGATTCGTTACAATTAACATTTAAACATAAAGTTGCAACACCAGCTAATTGGGTGCAAGGTGAAGATGTTATACTAACGGCAGCAGTAACCAATGAAGAAGCAAATCAAAAGTTTCCAGGTTTTAAAACACACAAACCTTATTTAAGAACTACAAATGCTTCTTTTGCAACATGTAATGTAAAGGATTAATGGTTAGAGAATTTAAATTTATAGATTTGAACAAGAGTATATTACCAAAAACAGCAGGTAAAAATATAGATGGTATACGATTTTACGAAATAGATGGTAAATCTTATCCATCAGTAACTTCTGTATTATCACTATTAAAGAAAGATTCATTAAAAGAATGGCGCGATAAAGTTGGTGAATCTGTTGCTAATTGGGAAATGGGTAGAGCGGCTAGACGTGGTAAAGCAATGCACACATTGGTAGAACAGTATTTACAGAATGAAACTCCATCTATTAGAGACGTGTTACCATTAGGACTTTTTAAGTTAATTAGACCTTATGTAGATCAAATAGATAATATTAGATTATTAGAATCAATCATGTATAGTAAAAAACTTACTATTGCAGGACAAGTAGATTGTGTTGCAGAATACAACGGTAAGTTATCAGTAATAGACTTTAAATCTGCCAATAAGAGTAGAGAAGAAGGTTGGATTGAAAACTACTTCTTACAAACTACTGCTTATTCAATGATGTATGAAGAAACGTTTGGTGAAAAGATTGAACAGATTGTAATCATATTGGCCTGTGAAGATGGTGTTGCTCAAACTTTTATTAAAAATACGGCAGACTATAAACAGAAGTTGATAGAATCTATAGATAATTTTTATAAACAATTTAATAATAAACAAAATTTAACGTTGAAAAATAGTTAATAATTAGTTAGGACCAGGGGGCGGTACCCTGCCACTCCACCATTTATATAATGAAATATAAGGGGTGGAAACTAGAATCGACTACTAAGTAAACCTATTTGGAGTTAAATCGCTGATATCGTTCTATCAAATTATAGACGCTAACGAAAGTTATGCTCTTGCTGCCTAGTAATAGGTAACGGCGTTGGCCTACACGTGGCAACAGAAGTAGGCCGCTTGACAAATCAATCAAATTAGTATATAATATAATATACATTAACTAGAAAAGGAATAAACATGTTTACGTATAGAAATATAGCAATTGCTGTAGTAGCACTATTTGTTTTAATAGTAGGATTTTATACATTAGTAAAACCTTCTAAAAAAGTAGATGTAACACCAGTAAAACCTGCTGTTACGCAGCCAGTTGCACCAGTAAAAAAGTAATTAAAAAATTTATATAGACTAGATACAATAGGGTGTTTAGTCTTATAAATAGAAGTGCTATTAACACACACAAAGGAGAAAACAATGGCAACAACATCAAAAAACGGATATGAAATCCGATCAGACTTATTAGGATTAGCGAAAGATATCGTTGATTTTAATTTTCAAGCTCAAGTAAAAGAGTATGAATACTCAATCAAAAAAGACGGCGACCAAATAGTGCAAGAGTTTAAAGCACCAACTGTTACACCAACAGATATTATTGAAATTGCAAAACAATTCAATGAATTTGTTACTAACGGTGATGTTATTAAACAAACGCAAGAGAACATACAAAAGGCTCAAGAATGGGTAAAACCTTATGCTGAAGTATATCAAAATACAGTAAAAGCATTTTATCCAAATCTAAAGAACGGTAAGTAATATGTTTCCATATAACCCTTGTGAAAATAAATGGTTATCTGATACTAAAAAAGGTGGTCAAGTTGATAAGAAACCTGGCCATCTTTTATCAGGTCAATCTTTTATAGATTATTTAAAAGATAAACTGAATATTAATAAGAATATTGACTTTGGTTTTGGTTACACAGAAAAACACGATATATTAGTTAGAAAAGACGAGATATAAATGATAAGAACAATTATTATTACAACTATATTAATACTATTAGCATTATCAATTATAGGTGTTATACGTTCAGATAATACACAATTTACATTATTAAAAGCATCACCTGAAATTGATCGTAAAGAAAATATAGCATTTAAATTTATGTTAATAATGATAATACTTTTTGTTTTATTAGGAATCACATCTTTATTTAAATAATACTTGACATCTTTCATAATATATGATATAATATATTATGAACTCAAAAGAATTTTCTTTACAAATAGAACAGATAGTAAAAGAGAGAAAAGGTATCTCTCACATGGATGCCGTACTTTTATATTGTGAACAAAATGATATAGATCCTTCAACAGTTGCACCTCTATTAACAAAGACTCTAAAAGATAAGATTGCTATAGAAGCACAAAACTTAAATTATCTTCCAAAAACTGGCCAGTTGCCGGTATGATATATGGTAAATGGATTTGATGTATATAAAATATATTTGGCAGTTAAACTACATTTTACCACAGATAGTTATGACTATCATAAATATGAAGGGAAAGTTAACTGTAAACTAGAAACATTTACTAAAAACAATGCTAGATATTTTTTTCACAAGCTTGGAACCAAATACAATAAAGATGATATATTGGACTTTTTTGTTTCTAATTTTCTTACTGATAGTAATAAATGGGTAGGAGATTTAACTAGAAATGATGGCACGGATATTTACCTTGATTGGAGAAAACGTAATGACGCTTTTGAATACCATTTTAGAAGTGATTGTGTGTATATTGCTAATGACTTCAATGTTAAGCGCCTTTCTTTTGATGATGGTTTTAACTCTTTTGGTGGACAGCATCCTAGGTTTTTTCAATTGGTTCTATCAAAAAATATATCTTACGAAAGTGCGGTTGTATTTAACGAAATTTTATCATATAGTAAACGTTGGGATAAAGAAATTACTGAAAAAGTAGTTTGGCCAATACATTCAAAAAGAATAAAGAAATATACACAGTTTGTTAAATATAATCCAACGACAGCGAAATTAATATTGAAAGAAGTATTTGTAAAATGATTAGATGGATTGCTTGTTTACTTGGTATGATAGCTGCTACTATACATGCTAGTGCTATAATTTCATTGCAGTGGTTGGGGTGGATAATATGTTTATTTTCAATATCAACATGGTTATATATTGCAATACAAGACAAAGATAAAGCTCGTTCACTTCAACAATCATATTTTTTACTATTAGCACTGATAGCAATTTACAATTGGCTAAAACATGTCATCTAATGTATTTCTAATAGGTAATGGTGAAAGTAGAAAAGGTTTTGATCTTAACAAGTTAAAACCTTATGGTAAAGTATATGGTTGTAATGCAATCTATAGAGATTTTGTACCAGATGTATTAGTATCAGTAGATCATGGTATTATGCACGAGATATATCATAGTGGTTATTGTTATGATAATGAAACATGGTTTAGAGATTGGACTAAATGTCCTGATTTTATGTATGAAGATTTGGTTTATGCAGGCCTATCAAAAATTGATATAGATGAATTAAACAAATGGCACGTTAAAACAGAAAATAAAAGAATTGATGAAAAAGAATTTGTTATGCACGGTGCCAATTTATCTGGCTTAGTAAAAATTTTACATAAAGACAAAAGAATAGAAGAAAAGAATATTAATTCAAATCAACTAGCTGTTAGTTGGGTAAAAGATAATGATAAGGCACATAATATAAACGAAATTATGCCTAATAATATAGATATTGGTTGGGCCGCTGGTCCTACTTCAGGCTATATTGCAACTAAACAAGATAAACCTAAAAATGTTTATCTAATAGGACATGATTTAATAAGTGATAATTCATTTGTTAATAACATATACAAGAATACTAAACATTATGTTATATCTGAACATTCAGCAACACCAGCAGAAAATTGGATATTACAATGGAAGATATTGTTTGAAGAAAACCCTAACATTAATTTCTATAAAGTAAATGAAAGTATTAATAATAAAGCAACGAATAAACCATTATATGTTTGGAAATCAATAAATAACTTAACATATATAGATTATAAAACACTTGACAATATTTTAAAATAATGATATATTATAAGACATGATTAAAAATATATTAATAACATTATGGTTGTTAACAAGTGTGGTGTTGGCCAATCCTATAGACGACAAATGCCCACAACACGCTTACAAAGGCGCACCAGTGAGTGCCATTAAATCAGATGACCAGTATCTATGTAAAACTAATTATGCAATACATTATAGATATGACACAAGAACAGCAGAATATGTTGTTGAACATGTAACAAAACAATCTGTATCTGGTCATGCAAAAAGACAAGATGATTTTAGACCAGATCCTGAAATCAAAAAAGAACATCAATCATTATTATCTGATTATAAAGGCCACCCTTATGATAGAGGTCATTTAGCACCTGCAGGTAATAATACTCAAAACGATAAGATTATGAGTGAAAGTTTTTTTCTTTCTAATATGGTGCCACAAGAACCAAACAATAACAGAGGTATTTGGAAACAATTAGAAACTTTTATTAGAGAATGGTCATTAAAAGGAATGGACATCTATGTTGTAAGTGGAACTATTTACAGTAGAAATAGTAAAACAATAGGTGATAATAAAGTAGGTGTACCTGATAAAATATGGAAAGTTATTATAGATAAGAATACAGGTGAATCTATTGCATTTATATTCCCCAATACAGCATTGCCTGTTGTTGACTTATTGAAGTATTCAACTAGTGTAAAAGCAGTAGAAGATGCTACAGCAATTAAATTCATGCCTGCATTGACAGATGAAAAGAGTAAGAACTCATTTAATATAGATCATTGGCCTGAATTACATTTAATGAAATAATATGATAATAGAAACATTAATAACTTTTAGTTTTATAATTTTACTCATTGCTTTCTGGGTAATTATAATAAAAGATATTTTTAAATAGTACTTGACATCACATTAAAATTGTGATATATTTGAAATATGTATATCAGAATATTAAATTATTTAATTGGTAAATTGATCAATTTAAGAGATAAAGCAAGAACGCCAAACCTTAAAGGTATGACTGTTAAGGAATGGGCAACTAAAAAGAAAAAGTCATATAAATAATAATGATAGCGATTATACAGCTAACACAAATACAAACATACGGAGAATACAATGGACTTTAATACATTAAAAACTAGTCATTCTAACTTTGATAAACTTACCAAAGCATTAGAAGCTAACCTCAATCCTGAGGATATTAATAAATCAAAAGACAAATATACAGACGACAGAATATGGAAACCTGAACTAGATAAAACTGGTAGTGGTTATGCCGTTATTCGTTTTCTACCTGCTTCTGAAAAAGAAGAAATGCCATGGGTAAGAGTTTGGTCTCATGCCTTTCAAGATAAAGGTGGTTGGTATATTGAGAACTCATTAACAACTCTTAATCATAAAGATCCTGTTAGTGAAGAAAATACTAGACTATGGAATTCAGGTGTTGAATCTGATAAAGAAATAGCAAGAAAAAGAAAAAGAAAATTATCTTATTTCTCTAACATATTAGTTGTTAGTGATCCTGCTTATCCAGCAAACGAAGGTAAAGTATTCATATTCAAATTCGGTAAAAAGATATTTGATAAGATTACAGAAGCAATGCAACCAGCATTTGAAGATGAACAACCAATTAACCCATTTGATTTTTGGAAAGGTGCAAACTTTAAACTGAAAATTAGAAAAGTTGATGGTTATTGGAACTATGACAAATCTGAATTTGAGCCTGTTAAGGCAATTGCTGATACTGATGAAAGCATCAAAGCAATTTGGTCTAAACAGTACCCTCTAACGCCTTTCTTGGCCCCTAGTAATTTTAAGACCTATGATGAACTCAAAGAGAAACTGAATAGGGTAATTACGGGAACTAGAAATACCGAAACAGTTGAAAGTGCTGATCTCTCTAAGGCAAAAACAAATGGTTCAGTAAAAAGTAATGGTAAAACCACTACTCAATCTGCTAGTGATGATGACGATACGTTGTCTTACTTTAGTAAATTGGCAGATGACGAGTAGAATCTCTCTCTACTAGTACTTTAATGGTGGCCAGAAATGGCCACCATATTTAAATTGCTATAGCAGGTGCATTTAAATTAATAAAAGAACGATCTTGATTTATAGGTGGCATACCCATCACAGTAGATTGATTAGTATTATTGACCACGTTATTAGGTGCAAGAACAACATTATTATTATCTCCTGCTTCTTTACCACTCATATTATCAACACTTAATTTATTTAAATCAACATTTTGTTTAGGTTTAGGTAAACCTTTTTTATCAGACAAAGGTTTTATAGTTTCAGGATTTGCAAGTAATGTGCCCATTGCAAGATCGCCATCCATTGCACCAGTCATACTAAAACCAGTTTGTTGGGTTTCTTCATTTACTTGATTTGCTAATTTCTTACCTTCTTCTGTTTTAGCAACGCCTGTAGCAGCAACAGTTGCAGCTGCACCTCCTACAGCAACACCACCTGCAACCGCTGTTCCTGCACCTGCAGCTCCAACAGCAGTTTCTCCTGCACCAAATAACATTCTACCAATACTACCACCAATTCTACCTATTGCGCCCATTATACTTGATACAGCACTTATTATAGTTGATATTAAACTCATTATCATAGAACCCAAAAATGCTAAAATAGGAATAATAGTTACTTTCATAATATTACCAAAAATACCTGTACTTTTACCAGAACTTTCCGTTGTTTTTGTAAAAGAAGATAAACTAGAACCTAAACTTTTAAAACTACTACCAATACTACCTACAAATCCAAAAGCAGATTTACCTACTCCAATTATACTTTTACCAAATCCAAATATCTCTTTACCCATTAAACGGAATTGATTATATGCGGCACCTATTGTTTGAGCAAAAGGCCCCTGTTCATTATCTCTGCCTGACAACATGCCAGCTTTTTCTTTTCTATCTTGTAATTTCTTTTGATCTTCTGTAAGTTGTTTTTCTTTATTAATAAGTCTTTCTTGTGTTGTATCATGTATGAAATCTTTTCCTTTTGCTTCTTTTATTTCTCTATTTAATTGTTTTTCTTCTAATTTTAATCTTTTTTCTTCTGCTAATATTTGTAATTTTTCTATTCTTTCTTGTTCAAATGTTTTAATTTCTAATTTTTGATTTTTTTCATCAAGATAAGTATTGATACCACGTTCTCTTAATATATCTCTTTCTATTAGTAATTCTTTTTTCTTATTTTCTTTATCAATTTTATTTTTGTTATATAATTCTGATAGTCTATCAATACTTGAACTTAATTCTTCACTGAAAGATTTGATATCCAAACCAACAGATTTCATAGCTTCAAGTTTTTCCATTCCTTTATCTTTATTTTCATCATCACTAGATTGTAATAGACTTATTATATTTTTTAATTCAGATTCAATAGGTAAAAATTCTTTAAAAGCCGCTTGAGTTATATTGTTTATTTCACCAGTAACTGCTTTTAACATAGATTTACCTAAATCAACTATTTCTTTTGTACCAATATTTTTATTTTGAGATTCAGCAAGTTTTTTAATTCCTTGGACAACTTCAAGATTATATTTTGGTAATGTTTGTTTTACTTCAACAACATCTTGTTGTGTAGCTTCTTGTTTGGCCTGCATTTTGTCAATCTTTTTAACAAATGTAGAACCTAATGCACCAACCAGTTTATTTGAATCGTCTAAGAAATCGGCCATTTAATTATTTTGTTTCTTCTGTTAATGATTGACTATTTTCAGTATTAATCTTTTCTTTAGTACGACCGTACGAAGTAATACCTAATACAGCACCCATAGCAATATGAAAGAAACCCGCACCTTGTAATGTTAAAGGTGCCCATTGAGTAAATACTATATGTTTTAAATAAGTTGCTTGTGCTACATTCCATAAAATAGGAAACAACACAAAATCACATAAACAAACAAATAGATACAACCAACCCATAAGTGGTCGCCATAATCCTTTTATATCTTCTTTATATTTACTCATTACTTATTTCTCCCTTTGTTTTCTATCGTTTTCTTCTTTAATATAATTAACCAACAACGCAACATATATATCACGTTCCCATGGCAACATATTTTCAATCTCAGTTAATGAATATTTATGATGTTGCATCAGCGCAAAATTGGTTTCAAAGTAGGCCTCTAGCGTATTGTGGGCGAGGCCAATTCGAAAAAATCTGCTATTCCTGATAAAGTAACTTTATTTGTTACATTTGTTTTAGGGTTGATTACTTCAACATCATGTTTCAATTTAGGCATAGTTTCAAAGAATTTTTTAATTTTATTAAATGATTCTGGTGGTAAAGAATCAATAAATTCTTTTAATTCAGTTTTTGTGCTATCTTTTGCAGGATATATCTTTTCTCCTTCAAAAATATGATCAATACAATCTATTAAGATAGTAAATACTTTATCAATTTCTAATGTTTCTATACCTTTACCCACATCATAATTATTTAACGTAGGATATCTTAATACTAAACCCAAGTTTCTTTTTTCATCAACTATTATTTTATTAGTATGATCATCATCAACTTGAACTTCAACTTTAGTTAAATCAACTTCAGCTTCAGCATAAGTTTTACCATCATCAGGACATATAGTTTTAAATCTAGCAATCTCTGATACAGATTTTGCACGAATATTTAAAAAGATATACTCAACATCAAATATTGGTAATTGTTCTATTTTTAATATATCAAATGTACAAGCATTAATAACTTCTTTTAAAGCATTAACCATTTGTTTATTATCACCTGTTTCAAGTGCTATAAACAGTATTTTTTCTTCTTTAACAAGAAATGGTCTGTATTTGATTTTTTTATCTTCTGATGGTAACGTCAATTCATACGTTGGCACATCAACTCTTGGTAACGCCATAATTAACTCCTTTTATATTATAAATTAAGTGGTGGTAAACTGCCGAATGGAGGGAATACTCTACCACCTGTAATACCCCCAATTGGAATACGTCTTTTTAATCCTTCTAATACATCTATACCAGCACGTCTTAATTCTGGTGGTAGATTATTTAGAATGCCTCCAAAAGCACCATATCCACTTTTAACCGAAACATCTCTAAATGCTGGATTGCCTACAGTAATTTCACCTGCTTTATCTAAGAAGTAATTAATCCAATATCTAAATGTAAATGTAACTGTAAATGTTTGAACAGCATTTGCTTCGTAATTGTATTCAACCGGTCCAATAATTTTAGGAAATACATCATACAATTGAACAGCATAAGTTATATCATCTCTTTCATTACGACTTGCAAATTGCCCTAGTTGATAAATGTTAACATCAGATACATAATTATCATAAAAATTATAATTGTTAGATTGATTACTATAGATAGCCGATTGCCATAATTCAAAATAAGATCTTTCTCTTAAAAACTTATCACAATAGAATGTTGCTTGAATATCTGCTGATTTGTGGTCAAATGCAATCTTATATGCTGGCCCATGATGTCTAATTTCTTTTGTTTGTATGTCTCTATCAGGCATAGCAATAGCAGAACAGAATGCTCTCACTCTACGACCATTTGTTGTTTGTACGGAATTCATTGTTGATGAATTTTTAAATGTAAGTTCTGATTCTTGTGTTGAATTTGAAATACCAACCTGACTTAAATCATCTATGCCTTGCAAACTACCCAATAAACCACCTGAATTTCCTTTTGGTAAATTAAATTCAACATAAAATCTGGCTTTACGAGCAAATCCTTCTGCCTCATTAACATAAGATAGAAAACGGCCAATAGTAGTTTCTGGATTGGCACCTGCCTGGTGTCTAAAACGTGGATCTGATTCAACGTTGTCTAATGATCTATCTCTAGGAATACCTAATCTGATATCAAAACCACCAATACGAACACCGCCTCTTAATATTGCCATTAAATCATACTCCTAGATGCACGATAAACTCCTGTATCGGATGCACCAACAAATCTTTGAACTGGTAAATAACATGCAATAGCTGCTGCTTGAGCATCAATCTTTAAAAAGTTTGATCGAACATGTTTATACAAATATTTTTTGATAGTCGGCTTAACTAATGGAATAGTTTTAACTCTACGCCAACTAACGTCAAATTTTGTAGTCGAATCTAATTTATTGTTTGTAGCCCAACGTTGCATATTTTCTAATAACCTTAATCTCAGTACAGGTGGTAAATAGTGAAAGTTTAATCCACTGAAGCCTCCTGGTATTACTTCTAATGGTAATACTAATGGAAAAGTATCATAATAAGGTAAAGTTTTTTTATATTTTGGATCATAAAAAAACATATTCAATGAACCAACATTCGGTCTTGGTGTCAATTTACCTTGTGCCATCAACTTGTTAGCACTAATTTTATCAGCAATAGATGCAATAGAATTTTTATACCATGCAGCTGATTTTGTAGTGTCGCCTTGTTTACTAACCAGTTTATCTAAAATACTAACCATTTACTATATTTATGTCTAATTATAGACACCTATATCTTTTTCAGTGAAGATTTTAAATTCTAAATCATTACCTTCACAATAGGTTTTGGCCGCTGTCCATTTAGCTTGATTTTTAATATATTCTAATTGTTCTTTTAGAAAGTAGTTTGTTTTTTTCTTAGGTGTTTTTGGTGGAAAACATTGTTTATAAGGTTTAATCTCAACCATATATTTTTTACCAGTTTTTAACTTGAAAATAAAATCAGGAAAATATCTATGAATACGATAATCAATAGGTGAACGATAAACAATAGGTACTTCTTCACTTGCCCAAAATTCAATTTGATCATTTTTATCTAAATAAACCATCATTCTGCGTTCAAGCATGGAACGATAGACTATTCTATTTGGATCTCCAATATATTTTTTAGGGTTGATTGGTTTGTATATTCCTTTATAACTCTTTACCATATCACATATAAATATTACTATTAATCATAAAGGTATTTATCAACTATGGGTATATCAGATATAGTACAAAAAAACTTAGGCAATCTTACAGGAGGCGGATTAGTAGGTATAGCAGGTGGTATTGCTGGTAGTTTATTTGATAAAGCAAAAAATGGTATGGCACAAAATGCTGCTGCTGCCAAGATATTAAACAAATCACCATTAGAAATAGCAAATGATACAAGTCCTGTTTCTCACATGAAATCCAATCCTTATGAATATGGAACGGCATGGTATCCTGAAAATGTACAAAATTTAGGCACAGGTCATTATATGATATTTGATATATTAGAAACTGATACAGCTTATGGTCAAATTTTTAATAGTATGAAAAAAGGTGCTAATGCAATTGCAAAATCTTTAGGTAAAGATCCCGTAGCAGATCCTGCAGGTTTATTAGAAAATAAAATGGGGACATATAAGAATACTAGAAGTAAGGAAGCTGCTCAAGCACGAGTAGTTAAAGCATCATCAGGTATTAATGCTGGTTATGTAGGCGATAGACACAGTAGAGTTTGTGATACATTAATTTTATATACGCCGCCAGGATTAAAAACAAGTTATAATGTTTCACATGAAGGAGTAGAAGGAGGATTTTTAGCTGATCTTGCAGGAATAGGATCATTATCAGATTTAATGAGAATACCAAATGTAGCTGGTAAACTCGGAATGGAATTAGCAAGTATGGCTCTTGCGATAGTACCGGGTGCAGGAGATTTAAAGGCAGTAGTACAAAAGGTAACAGGTAGAGCAATTAATCCTAATTTAGAAATGGTGTTCAAAGGTGTACCAATGAGAGAATTTGATTACACATTCGAATTTGCACCAAAGAATAAAAAAGAATTAGAAAGCGCACAAAAGATAATACAGAAATTTAAATATCACATGCACCCAGAAATTGGTGCAGGTAATGATTTTATAGTGCCATCACAATTTCAAATAACTTATATGTATATGGAAAATAGAAACTCATATATTCCTAAAATTAGTAAGTGTGTATTGAAATCTATGGACTTACAACATGGAGATGAAGGAGTATTCAGTACTTTTGCTTCTGATGCTTTTGGTGCTGCCCCAATTTATACTAAAATGACTTTAAAATTTGCTGAGACAGAGATTATGACTAAACAAACAATAAACTCAGGATTCTAATATGTATTTTACATATTTTCCAAAAGGTTTATATGATCTAAAAGGTGATGGTAATGAAAAACTAGTTACTAACTTAATGCGTAGAGTTAAAGTCAGATCAAAGATTTTAGATCAAGCAAGTTTATATGATCTATATGATGTACCAGAAGGAGAAACACCAGAGATAACATCATTAAAACATTTTGGTAGTTCTTATTATCATTGGGTAATTTTAATGACAAATAATATTACAGATAGATATTATGGATGGCCATTAACAACTTATGAATTTGAACAATATGTAAATGACAAATATAATAATCCAGATGCAATACATCATTATGAAATTGATCAATCAAGTGGTAACATATCAAGTAATGGGCCTAGTGATTATTCACATAAGATAGAAGTTAATGAGGGCACACCTTTTGCAGTATCAGTATCTAATAGAGAATACGAACAAAGAATACAAGATCAAAAGAGACAAATCAAATTATTAAATCCAGCATACTTAACTATATTATTGGAAGAATTTGAAAACTTGATGGCAGAATAAAATGAGTATATATAATACACTTGATGCCAGTTCAATAAAAAAACCTGGTGCATATTATCTTTCAGATGTAAGATTAATTTCATATCGTAGTAAACAAGGTGATAGTGAACCTGATTCTATAGGTATTGATACAATGGTTGTAGATTTAAACATTTATGAAAGTATATTTAATAAAACATTATCAGGCAGTATATTAGTTGTAGATGCAAACAACGTAATAGGTAAATTGCCGTTAACAGGTAATGAACGCCTAGAGTTTAAATTCTTTACACCATCACTATCAAAAGGTTACGATTTCACATCTAAATCAGGCAACCCAATGTACATTTACAAAATAGAAAATAGAGCAAATATTACACCAAGAGCGCAGGCATATCTATTACATTTTTGTAGTAAAGAAATGATGACAAACGAATTAGTTGTAGTAAGTAATGCACAAACAGAATCTTATTCAAATATGGTCGCTAATATAACTAAAAATGAAGATTTCTTGGCGTCAGTAAAAGATTTTTATTTTGAACCATCATGGGGATTACATAAACACGTATTTCCTAGAATAAGACCTTTTGATGCTATTGATACATTGTCTTTACAAACACGAAGTACAAAATTTGAAGGTGCAGGTTATTACTTCTATGAAACATCATCAGGTTTTAATTACAGATCATTAGAATCAATGATGGCAATAGAAGGCAATACGGCACGACCTGCCTTAGCAAGATTTAGACCTAAACCGGCCAATGTAAATCAAGGCGGTGAAAAAGACATTAAGAACGAAATGCAAATCGCAATAGAATATAGAATAGTAAATCAATTTGATACATTGAAGAATTTAAGAAATGGTATATTTGCATCTAAACTCATTACACATGATCAACTTAACAAAACATACGAAGAAACTGATTTTAGTTATCATGATGAATACGCCAATTTATTTCATTTAGAAACAGGCAAAGATGGAGTAAGAACAAACAATCAAGGTATCTTGCCGTTTTATATAAGAGAAGGACAAACATTATCTGATTATCCTGAATCCACATTATATCTATGGTCGCAAACATCAGACACACATTACTCAGGTGATAAACCTTTATACAATCCTGATATGAAAGAGATATTACAAAAACGATTATCTCAAAGACTGGCATTACATTCATTTAAACTAGAATTGACTGTGCCAGGATTTACAGGTTTACAAGCAGGCGACATCATTAACTTTGATATGCCTTCTTACGAACCGGCAGGTGGTTCAGAACCATTAGATCACGACCCATATCTATCAGGACGATATCTGGTTACGTCTATCCGCCACCAATTAAATCGTAAACAAAACAAACACTTCATGGTCTTAGAGTGCATGAAAGATAGCGTTAAACGACCTTATCCTGAAGAATCCATAGATACTTTTATTAATAGGGAAAAGGCTAATTCAGGTATCGTAGATATATACGAAGTTGATAAATTGGTTACAGACGTTTCAAGTGGTATATTCAGTATCTAAAACCTACTGAAAGAATCTCAGAGTCCGACCGCTCCGAGGGTTTTTGAGACCGCAATTTTTTAGGGCTATGTAGATAACGACTATTTGGCTGGCCGATATTACAGGTACCGAGAGAATGGCCTTCTAAATATTAGAGAGAAACTAAGGAAATGAAACTATGATATACAACATATTAAAGACACCATTAAGAACACTGCAAGGCATATTCTCACTAAGGGTATGTAAGTGTAAAGGTTGTAAGTGTAAACCAGGCATTTTAAGAAGAAAGTAAACTATGAGCGGCCATGTAGATATATTTGTAGATAAAGTCATGCTAGCGCATGCCTGGCTCATGAATAATATAGAAATGGTAAGTATTTTGGTATTTACTGGTGCGGCCAGCTGGCCTGCGTAGAAAAAAGGAAATGATTACAAATGACGTATGTTGAAGTGTTATTATCAGGCCATATAACGAAAGGCCGAAATGAATAACGATAATTATATGGGCCTAGGAGGTTTTTACTGGTTCACTGGTGTTGTTGAGGATAGAAACGATCCTCTCAAAGTCGGCCGTGTAAAGGTAAGAATCATCGGAGCACACACATCCGATAAAACAATTCTGCCAACTGAAGATTTATTCTGGTCGTCTGTAATGTTACCAATTACGGCCAGTGGTATATCTGGGATTGGCCAGTCGGCGACCGGACTACTCGAAGGAAGTTGGGTGTTTGGTTTCTTTCGTGATGGCCAAAGAAGTCAAGATGCGGTTATATTAGGTAGTTTACCAGGAAGGCCAACACAGGGAGCAAATAGCTCACAGGGCTTTTTTGATCCTAATGGAGTTTATCCTCGTTATATAAATGAACCAGATACCAATCGTCTGGCCGTTAACAATGGTGAGAAACCACATCCAAGTCTAGCCACAGATGCGGCTTCTAGGGTTACAGGAATACAGGCCTATAATTCACAGTGGTCTCAGCCGGCCAGTACCTACGGAGCAATCTATCCATACAATCAAGTATATGAATCAGAGTCGGGTCATATAGTCGAGTTTGATGACACTACAGATCACGAGAGAATACACATCCGCCATAGGTCTGGTACTCGCCTTGAAATCACGGCCAATGGCGACCAACTGGCCATTACCAAAGGCGACAACTATATAATCATAGATGGTAATAACAAGGTCTATATAGCAGGTTCATCCGATATCACAGTAAATGGCAATGCAAACATAAGAGCGGCCGGTGATGTAGGTGTGCTGGCCAGTAATATAGACATAACGGCCACAGGCGATATCAACATGAACGCAGGCGGTGATGTAACCATTCAAGGTAACAGAATTGATCTAAACCCTTAGTGATAGAAGATGGCCAGGCAGTACTGGAGAACTTTTGCTAATCTATAAAGACTCACCTATGGTTACTACAACTAAGACAGGCCGTTAATCTGGTGTAAACCCTTATGTTATTCCTATAGGAAACCTCGGAGGTTCCAGGATCTGTTAAAATGTTGGTGTATCTTTAGTGTCAAAAAATTCCCTGGTATATTGACATTGTTCCAGGTTTGATATATAATGGTGGTTATGAGATGTCTTATTATACTCTTATTATTATGTTCTAATGCTATGGCTGGTTCATCAACTGCAACTATGACGGTCACGGTTACAGTACCAGAACCAAACTCTACTCCTCTTCCAAAGAAAGAACCAAGAAATATAGACGTAAAGGATGTTAAAATTGTTGTAAACGATTCTGCTAATCAAAATTTAAAGGTTATAGAAAATACGACTATGGACTGTTGTTATTGTACAAAGAAATACAGTAATGGTTCTTATATTGATGAAGAAAGAAATTTTTATCTATTTGATAGACAAACAGGCACCTTTGCAATTAATCGTTTGAATAAAGATAATAGATATGCTATAAGATGTCCTACTTCTGATTGGGGTAAGCCTAAAAATTAAAGACTTGACATTGTATTGAATTTGGTATATAATGAATAAATAAGCTTATGTACAAATATCTATGGTTGTTATGTCTCATAACGGCCTGTACAACGGTTGAAAATACAAGTAACAGTATTGGACCTAATTTAAGTTCATTCAAACAACCTACGGATAATATTTTTAGTACACCATCTCCGCCTTATAAAAATCATACGAAAATAAGATAATGAATAAATGGTACTCTATTGTTCTGTTGCTTTGTTGTACCTCTTGTGTAGGTTTAACAAGCACTAATTTAATCAGTACTCTTTTCACACCAACAAATGTGGTCTCAACTATAACGGATTTGGGTATAGAACAAGAGACCGGAAAAAAGGTATCGGAGCATACTCTTTCAGCAGTAACGGCGAAAGACTGCAAGATCAATCTTTCGGATATGACGTTGTGTAAAGATATAACTAAATATTGATATGTCCGATATCATTACATTAACAGAAAAAGCAAAGGCACATTTAATTACACAGATGGCCATTCACAGAAAGAGTCATGTTTTTTTACAAGCTAAAGGTGGTGGTTGTGCCGGGTTTAAATATGATTGGTCTTTTCCTGATACAGTTGATTTAGACAGTAAAGATACTTACATTGTTTTAGATGAGAATTATAATTTAGTAATAGATCGTTATAGTGCGTTTAAATTAATAGGTATGAATATTGATTATATTGAAAATATATCTGGTTCTACTTTAGAGATCAGTAATCCAAACGCTACATCTACATGTGGATGTGGTGAATCTTTTAGTTAATATGTTAAGACAATATCTTTATATTATTATATTATTGTTTTGTTTAGTAGGTTGTTCTAATGTAAGAATGGCCTGTACTGTTGATAATAATTTAAAGGCGATTAAAGATAATAAAGAGACCACACCTACAATCTCTGATAAAGCAAAAGATTGTGTTAATAATCCAACTGTAATTGTATTTAAAGAGTTTTAAGGATTGTTTGCTGACATAGGCACATCAAAGATAAAAGCAATACGTTCTGCTGGCCCTATATTTTCAGCCATGTGATTCTTCTTATTATCAAACCAAAAGAATACTCCTGGTTCTACTGTAATAATTTCTTTAGTGGTATCGTCATCGCCATCGTCCCAAACTGTATAACGATATAGGCCTTTAATTGATAAATGATAACGATCTTTAGTTGAATAATAATTACCTTGATCAATATGTTTACCTGTAATTTTACCTGCAGGTGTATTTAAAAAAGCACAACGGCCTACTTTTAATGATTTAGATGCTAACCATTGTTGAATTGCAATATGTCTTTTAGTTGCATCTGTTGGTACACAAATTTCTGTATCACCAATAAATTCTTCTGGTTTAGAAATACCACCCATAACTAATTGAAGTACATCTGCTGTTACAAGTTTACTATGAGGGTCTTGACGATCAACACCTTTTAAGCGACTAGCATTACCCCAATCTTCTGGGTATTGTTCTAACTGTTCACGTATTTTAGATACGTCTATATTTTTTTCAATAATACGAATATTCTTCATGTATAGTTCCATAATATACTTATTTGTTCATATTGTCAAGCTGTTTTATCTAATGATGGTACGTTATAATCAAATGTCATTACACGTCTATTTACATTATCAGTATTAATATTACCTTTATGCTTAAACGCATCACTTACATTTAACATGAACAAATCACCTTTCTTAGGAAATAGATTAAATTCTTCTGTTGCAGTTTTAATATCAAAACCGTTATTATGTTCTTTAGTATCATCTAGGTATAAATTAAAAACTAAAGATATATTTAAAAATGCCCAAGTATCTCTATCATCATGCCATTTGCGAGCTTTAACATGACAACCATTTACGGCCAATTTACGTAGATTTGTATAATTAGAACCAAAAAAACTTACATATCGTTGTTCTATCAATAAACGAAATTCGTCTATTATAGGAAGTATTCTTACATCATTATTATAAACATAATCATCTGGTTGATTGTCAGCCTTAATGAAGTTATAATTATCGTAATTATATTTAAATGCTTCTGTAAATGGCAGTATAATATAACCATTAATATAAAAATTATTTAAATCTTTAGTTGTCAACATATACTATTATTTATAAATACTATTACCAATTAACCAAGGAGTTATAATGGGCAGAAAAAAAACAAAGACTCCTGAAGATATAATTGAAGCTATAAAAGAAAAACAATCTGAAATTGACGATTTATTGTGGGACTTAGAGGACACTATAAGTGTTTCTTCTGATTCAGATATTTCCGACTTTGATGAGGACGAGGAAATAGATGAGACAGACGAAGAATAATAATCTATATTTCAGGTGCCTAGGTAACTAGGCACCCTTTGACACAACAAAGGGTTAAATGTTTAACAAATACGCAGGCCTAATCATACTTGGCGTTATATTTTCATTTCTAGCGTGGTTGTATATTTCAATCTATTGTCAATCTAAACGTTATAATAAAAAAATGAAAAGATTAAAACTACTATCAAAAAGAATAAGGAGAGGTCGTGTTAGGTAATTTATTTAAAAAAAGAAAACCAAGTTTAAAAAAATTAAAGAAAAAAGCACCAAAGATACCAGACTTTACTTGTCCTGATATAGATCATATTATCGAATACGTGGAAAAAACTGATAAATTAAATCGTATTCAATTATCATACTTTAAAAGACGTATGGAAAAATTAAGAACATCTAATGACAAATTGCGAGATAGTGGTGTCTATTGGTATGATGTTGTAAAAGATTTACTAAACAAATAGATGGAAATATTAGATATTATTATTATTATTTGGTATGGTCTTATGATAGGTTATTTATTTTTAAATAAAGATAAATAGTATTATGTACACACACAGACAGAACGAGCCTCAGTATAATGCAGGCAATTTCCAAGAATATGATTACGAATTAGAATGGATTGAATGTTCTTGGAATATCACATATAAACAAATTGAATTAGTAACTGCTTTTTTTTATCCTTGGATTAGAAATTCTGTCTAAATCCTATTAGAAAATTTCTACCCAATTGAGAATAACCATCGGGTCTTTGATAAGTTTTATCGGTAATATTATTTAATTTACCATAAAGAATTGTATTACCTAAAGTGTAATCAGCACTTAAATCAAATGTACTTACAGCAGGCATAATTTTATTATTATAAGTTACGCTATCAACATCTATATGAGAACCATAATAATTCCAATTTGCTTTTAAAGATGTATTTTGAATTTTATTATATGATGCTTCTAAATTGTTTACCCATTTAGGACGTCTTGTTAATTCATTACCTGAACTATCTTCAGCAATTAAAAATGTATTTGAGTTTTTAAAATCTATAACAGATATATTATAATTTAATTTTGTTTCAATACCTTTTCTTGTACTTATTCCAGTATCATTTACATAGGTGTTGTTTTTATAAACAAATAAATGTTTTATATCACTTTGAAATAGTGCAATGTCTATAATTTTGTTTTTGTAACCTACTTCGTATGTAATACTTTCTTCTGGTATCAATTTTGAATTACCTAAAAATCCATAATTGTCTTTACCGTACATTTCATACAACGTAGGCATTTTATAACCTGTTGATACACTTGTTCTAAATCCATTATAGTATGCACCAACTCTTTCAGTTAATTGATTATCAAAATTACTAGGCATATCATAACGGCCCCCTGCTGTTACAAAAAAATCATCAGATAAAAATTTGATTGCATTAGTATAATAGGCATGATTTTCTCTTTTTTTATCTACTGAAGAAACATAATCATCTATGTTAGTATCAAATTTACCATGAGTGAATGTATGTTCTGAACCTACACTAATATCAGCAAACGTATGAATAGTTGTTTTGGTTAATAATGTTTTGTTATTACTATCGTAAGTATCTTTAACACCATTTTTATTATAATCTCTATTATGATCGGTATTATTAATCGTTAATTCATTATCTTTATTTTGTAATGATAGATATTGATTTGAAAATTTATATAAACCTGTATAGTTACGAGTATCTTCTCCTAAGCCATCTAAATTAGTATGATTAGTTTGATTAATAAAATTTGATTTTAAATTGTAACCGCTATCTAATAGTGATTGAGTTTGAAATGTATAGTTTCTAAAATGATATGGATCTTTTTCAGAACCATTAGGATAAACACTTATATTTTTACTACTTTCATTTTCACCTTGAAAATCTATTATAGTTTTGCCTATTGTTTGTCCTAATTTAATTTTTTCATTCCATGTATTGTTAGAACCGTAAGATAGATCAATCCAATTTTTATCATTTGGTTGTGTTACCATATTAACAACTCCACCAATTGCATCTGGTCCGTAGATACTACTCATTGGACCTTTTATAATTTCTAATGATGAAACTCCAGAAAAACTATGTTGAGTTAGATCATCGCTGCCCGTAGGTGTACTAGCATCTTTAATAGGAATACCGTTTAAAGTAAATAATGTATGATTAGAATTTGTACCACGAGTAAAGGTACTACTAAATTGTTGTTTAGGTCCGCTTTGAATTATATTTAAACTTGATGATGATTTTATATCATTTGGTTCTATAACGTCATAAGAATATGTTAATGGAAGATGTTCCTCCGCCGTTCTAAATGCTTGTATTGTAATTTGTGGAATATTTTCGTAAGTGTATTGTGAATACGAAGTATTAGTTACTAATATGAATAATAGTAATTTAATGAATAAGCGCATAGGCCAAACACCATAACTCTAGGCCTAATTTGTATAATAAAAATGCAATTACAGGCGCTAATAATAAACTCAAATAAAGATATTTCTCTTCCATATCTTTATTTATTCTATCAGGAATTGTTTAAATTGTCAACCTCTTTACACCAATCTTCTATGTCCTCTTTTAATATTACGTTAGAAAAACCTTTATACTTGACAAGGTAACATTTACCAAATACACCAACATAGTTGATGTCAATAATTTCTGGTTTATCCATAGATATGATATAACAATGCAACAGAACTTACAATCACTAATGCTCCGTTTGTAATAATTAATGCTGATTCTTTCCACATAAAACTTACTATTAACCAAATAGCACTTCCTGTAATAAGAACAATAGGTCCTGCTGGGTAATAACCTAAAGAATTTACAACACTACCTATGATCAATATTACAGTAGCAATCCATTTTAGTATTATATCCGATTTCATATTTTAAATTGTTCGTAGATTCCTAACCATTTGGAGAAATAATAGAAACCATATATTGAACCATAAGCAGCTGCAATAAAAATACCAGCGTAAACTAGAGCTTTTATATCATCTTTTGTAAACATTTAGTTAACTCCTTTCACATACATTAAGTGTTCAATACCATTTTCTTTTTTAATCAATTGAATATAGTTTTTTCCGTCTTTTGACTTCAAAAACTTCTTGGTATCTGCTTTTACCATTTTTATTAGTTGTTTTATTTTCATATAGGTATAATATACACTGTATTTTTACTTAAAACAAGCGAAAAAGGCATTTTTTTAAAGAAATAAGGCAACAAAATCAGTAACTTAAATCAATGTTGTAAAAATACAACAACAAAAATCGGTATAAATAGTAAATATATGATTGATTTTGACAAAATTGATGATTTATCGTTTATGATTGATGATATTGATTCGAAAAAACTAAAAAAGGCAAAAAATTATGGCAAGAAAAGTAGCAGGAAACACAAACGCATCAAAAAAAGTAAGTAAACCAAAAAGAACAAGCATTGGCCGTGGATTCCACAGTAAATGTATGATGAACAAACATAAAAGAAGAAGTTTTAAGAAGTATAGAGGCCAAGGAAGATAAAAAACAAATGCCGG